CAAGTCGTTGGCCTTGGCCGTGAAGGCCGGGTCCTCGGTGAAGGTGTCCACCAGGCCGATGATCGAGGACGTCGGCAACGCAATGGTGCGCGCGCCGGTGTCCACATTCGTGACAGTAACGCCGTGAAAGAAACCGCTCATGGATAAGCTCCAGAAATGACAAAGCCCCGCATAAGCGAGGCTGTAGGGGTCTGCGTGTTACGGGCAGCAGGAACGAAAACGCCCCGACGATGCGGGGCGTTTATTGGGCTTGGTCAGCGATCCAGGGTGGTGCTGCAGGGCGCTGATCGAGCGCCGGGAAGTCTGGCGATTGCGGCCAGTCGCGCAGGGCCTGTATGTACACCAGCAGCTCGTTGAACTGATCGGCCGTGAGCGAGGTAGCAGCGCCAATATCAAGCTGATCACGGTGCCGATCGCGCAGCCACATCACGGCCGATAATTCGGCATCGCGCCATTCGCGCTCCTGGGTTTCCAGATCCGGAAGCTGTACAGGCGCGTCGATCAGATACGGTAAACCCTGCTCGTCATGAGCGCGGATCTTGCCAGGCGCAGGGTTGCCGATGACCGACAAATAGAGCGCCTCGGGAATTTCTACCGCGTCAGCGGGTATTGATGCATGCATTCCATGCAAGTAGGTCGTTTGGGTTGTCTTGCTATAAAAGCGCATAAGGCCTACCTCAGCTCCCGATTGCGATGTATTTGGCGCCGTTAGCAACGACGCTCCCGTACGTCTTAAAATTCACGCCATTTTTCGATAACCCGAACGAGTAAATCGCATCCTGGTTAGCGCCGACGTTCGTTTCTCCGAGATATCCAATAGCCACCGCTACATAAGCAACGGAAGGGAACGCCATCGGGAATGAGACGGCGGCCGGAGTAGGACTGACAGCGCCCGTGGTCCCCCACTGGATGACCCAGCCACCCAGCCAAAAAGGAGCTGCAATGTACCCATTGGCAGCCAGACTTATGGAAAGTCCCCACCGTAGCTTCTTCGGTGTGGACATCACCGTATCGTCAGTACCTGCGATCATCTGCGCCTGAGTCGCAACTTTCGCCGTTCCTTGATTGGCCTCGGTGGCCTGGGCTGCCAAAGGGGCAAGAGCCGCAACGTCGATGTTCCCCTGATTGATGGGAGCGTTCCAAGCCTTGATGCACCACATCACCGCCAAGTTGCGTGGACGGGTTTCGTTCGCTGTGCGAGGTACACCGTTAACACCGTCTGTTACTGGCCCGCCTGTCGCCGGAGAGAGAATGGTGCCGCTACCCGCAACTTGCGCCCAACCGCCGGAGCCGATGGTTAAAAAGCCTGTCATACCCGCTGGAGGGCTTTGGAGGTGGCCCTGGAATGCGTCCAGCTGATTTGTACTCAACGCTCGCCCAGCATCAACACCGCGCCCATGGTCCCAGCCGCGCAGGAACTCGCCCCGCGAGTCCGGCAATCGGAAGTTGCCCGCGCCCTCATCGCCCTTGTTGAACGTGGTGCCGAGGTAAGTAGCGAGATCAGGGTAGACAGCAACGCTCTTCACGCTGCCATCAATCTCAAGGAATCCAGGCGGCACACTGGCTTTGGGAAACGCCACCATCGAACCGACCGGCAACGACGACGCCTGCGCCACGATGGATTCGATCTCAGCCTTGGTATAGGTGTCGGTGATGCCATGACCAGCGAGTGTCGTCGGGTTGGTCCCCGCGATTACCCGGCCGTACTTGTCGACCGTGACATTGGCATACGAACCCGCGCTGATTCCGGTCCGGCCCACGGCCATTTCAAAGACCAGCGGCGTGGTGCCCAGGGTGATCGGCCCATCGGTGACCAACTGCCAGACGCTGTCGCCGTTGGCCGTGCCCTTCTCGATGCTGACAAACAAGCCCGGGGTCACTTCCGGACTGCTGTCGGCATCCTGCGCACGTTTCCAGACGCCGGTCGCCGACACCACGTACAGGCCGTTGTCCTTGGCCTGGGTCTGGTTCTTCACCAGCACCCGGGCATCGGCCGGCAGCAGCACATCGTCGATTGTCAGGATCCCACTCAGCGCGATGTTGACCGTGGTGGCCACCAGCGCCGAGTGCTTAAAATCCATCTTGGCCAGGGCTTCGATCACTGCATTGTCGACGTACTCGCGGGTCGCCAGGACCACGGCCGGGTCGATCTTGAGCACGATCTGCGCGGTGTTGGCCACGATGAAGTTCATGCGGATGATCTGGGTTTTGCCGGTGCCCTGGGCCAGCAAGGGCTTGAAGCTCGGCGCGCAGTTGGCCACCGCCACCATGTCGCCGTCGGCATCGTAGAGGGCAATCTCGCGGATCCAGCGTCCACCGGCGTCGGCCGGGATCACCTGCTCGGTGATCACCACGTTCAGGTTGGCCGGGTCGGTGCGCACCTGGTTGACCGGGGCCCGGCGCCACTCGTTGATCAGCTTGGTTTGCGTCCGGTTCGGAATGGGGTCGGTGTTGTTGGCATCTCCGACGCCCATTTCCTTGAAGGTCCAGGGCACGCCGAGTGCCGTAGCGTTGGCCTGTTTCGCCTCGCCCACTGCGGTGAGGATGGCGAAGAACTGACTGTTTGAATCGATCATGGGTACACGTCCAGGGTGTCAATTTCATCAATGCACATGACCTGGCCATAGCGGCCGGTCACCTCGATATCGCGCGGGCTTGGCGGGTACACGTCGATCACCTCGCCCTCATCCACATAGGCGCCGAAGCCGATCACGCCGGAGGTCTCCAGGCTGATCGCCAGGCCCGTCATGTGTCGGGTCACCGGCTTGGCGTCGTCGATCAGCCGGGTCAGCTCCTGATACATCTGCTCGGTGATGCCGGTGTCCAGCACCCCGACCTTGAGCGCGAAGGTAGCGGGCTCGCCTTCGGGCACCGTCTGCCACCACTCCACCACCTCGATCAGGTAACCCAGCGGCTCGACCACCCGGCGCAAAGCGCCGATGGTGCCCTTTCGCGCATGGATGAAGAACGAGGCGCGTATAGCGTTGCGCTTGACCGCCTCAGACCAGCGCGGGTCCCAGCGATCCACCGACCAGGCCCAGGCCAATTGCGGCAGCAGGTGCACCGGGCAAGTCGTGGAGTTGTAGAGGGTGCGCAGCAGAATCTTGGTATCACCCGCGTTTGCCGCCTCAATCGCCCGTTCCAGCGGCGTGCTGTTGATCGGCAGAAGACTGTTCATGTCAGTCTCCCAGCGTCACGCTGTAGCCGGTGCAGAACGCGGCCTGGGCCATCGTCGGGGCAATGTCCTGCCAACTGGCCAGCTCGACCCGGGCCACGCCGGCGACGTGCAGCTGCGCATCGATGGCCGAACGGGCCACCTCAACGCCCAGGCGCTTGCGGGGATTGATCCAGGCAGCCAGCTTGCGCTCGGCTTCGGCCAGGGCCGTATCGCTTTCAGGGCCCGGGCCTTTCATGTGCAGCACCGCATCAATGCGGTACGGCAACACCTGGGCACTTTGCACCGTGACCCGATCCCCCAGTGGCCGCACATCCTCATCATTGAGCGCGGCAGCCACCGTCGCCAACAGCGCAGGGGTGGCCGTGCCGTTGCCGTCCAGGCTCAGCACGGTCACCGTAACGCGCGCCGGTGATGGGCTTTCGGCCGAGGCATCCGCGACCAGGGCCGAGGCATTGCGCGCATGCAGGATGTAGCTGTTACGCGGGCCGGCCGTGGTCAGGCCTTCATAGGCCAACTGCACCCGCTCGCGCAAAGCATCGTCCGACTCTTTGACCGCCTCCACCGGCGGCACCGCCAGCGGGTCCGCTGCCTGAATCACCAGGCGCGACAGACTAACGTTGGCTGCCAAGTGATCCAGGTCCGTGCTTTTAGCGTGGGCCAACAGCAAGGCCTTGGCCGCATCGTTGACCCGGGCCCGCAACTGCATATCGCGGTAGGCCGCCAGCTCCAGCTGCTTGACCACCGGGTCGCTCTCCAGGTTGGCGGTCCAGTTGTCGCCCATGTACAGGCGAAACGTGCTCAGCTTGCCCTGGTACAGCTCCTCAAAGTCGAGGCTTTCCAGCACCTGCGGTGCCGGCAGTGCCGACAAATCCAGCGTGCTCATGCCGCCACCTCCAAAATCGCGCTATTACCCAGGTATTGGCCGGTCAGCTGAAAGGTGATCTGGCCACCCACCACCGCCGTCACCCGCACCCGTTCCAATTTCAGCCGCGGCTCCCAGCGCTCTAACGCCCGAGCAACCTCGGCCTGCACCGCACTTTTCCAGCCCTCGGTCACCGGCAGGTCGACAAAGCGACGCAACTTGCTGCCGTACTCCGGCCGCATGCGCCGGCTGCCGAGCGGTGTGGTCAGGATGTCCTCGATGGACTGCCGCACATGCTCGATGCCCGACAGCGGCAAGCCGGTGCGGCGATCCATTCCGATCATCGCGTTACTCCTGCTGCAGATCCGGGTGCTTGCTCAGGTAGTCCAGGGCGGCGGTGTCACCGACTTCGGCAGACACTCGGCCCTGGGCCACCGCCAATTGGCGACCGTCCGGCAAGAACAGAGCACGGGAGGTATAGAGGGTGTCGCGAAACACCGCAGGGCCAGGGCTGGCCGATGCGTCTGTGAGTTTCTTGGGGGTGACCATGCTGTTCTCCAGGCACAAAAAAACCGCTCTCGGCGGCTGATGGGGTTATGGGTTGCTGATCGGTATTACTGCGGCGCTCCGGTTGACCCGGGGCCAGGCATCACACCCATATGGATATGGGTCGATCCCACGTTTACGCCGTTGTGCTGCAGGCTGGCACCGTTGATTTGCACGTCGCCATTGAGGGTGATCTTTCCGGTCAGGGTGATGGTGTCGGCCTTGCCAGCAATGGCGTTGTCCGTCACCACCGCAGAGCTGCCGCCGACCTGAATGCTCACCGTGCCGCTGGGCAGGCTGATGGTGTAGCTCTTGGCCTGCCAGTCGTAGACCAGCGAGCCGCCATCATCAAAGCGCCAGACCTCGACGTGGTCGCGGTTATCAGGCTGCGGGCCGGCGTCGCCGTACAGGCCAGCGACAAACGTACCCTGCGCCGGCTCACCGCTGGGGCTGATCAACGCGCCCTGCTCGCCCAGGCTGGGCGCCCGCCAGTGACGGGCTTTGCCGGCGGCCTGGCTGTGCCAACGCACCCAGGCGCTGGTCCAGCCGGCGCCGTCAGATACGCGCACAGTGCCACCGGTCAAGTCGACACCCACAACGCTGCAGGGGATAATCAGGCCCGACAGCATGCGGTCATGCGAGGCTGCGACGTAGCTCATGGTTCAACCTCAACACGGACGCCTGGGGCTTCTTCACTCAGGTGATACTCCAATTCACCTGGCGCCTGATTGGGCCACGGCCATTCCTCTTGACCGAGGTAAATGCCCTGGGTCCACTCCACCACCCACACGGCGTAACCATCCAGTTCCGGTCGGGTCCAGTCCTGGGCAGCCCGCACAAACTCGGCCTGATTGACCGCCAAGCCCCAGGTTTGCATGCGCAACAGCACCGCGATCTGTGAAGCCACAAACGCGGCTTGCTGCTGGCACTGCTCCTGCTCAGAACCAACAATCACTCGTGCCTCAAAGCGAGCCTCCAGCGCCGTCTCACCGGTGAGCTGATCAATTCCGGGTTCCAACTCTGTCAGCTCAATCACCACGGCGGGAAGAGCAACATGCTCAAGCATGTGGGGCATGGTGCTCACAAAACGCAAACCGGGGATCGCATCGATCACGTGCTGCTCTATTGCGTCATAGAGCTTATCCAGGCTAAACGGCTCTTCAGACACTGTTCGCTCCTCGCAGATACTTCTGCAGCTCAAAGTTCAGCTCTTGCTCCAGCACCACCAGCAGGCGCTCGTCGGCCTTCGCAACCCACTGCTCGAACTGCGGCCGGACGTCATCCAGCGACACTTTGGCCTTGGCCAGGGGGAAGCGGTTGTCGTTTTCGGCAACGAAGCCAGAGCGCCGTTTGCCCTGCCGTGTCTCGGGGTAGTCCGTCGCGTTGAAGTGTTTGCTGCCGGTACGAATCCAGATATCGGCTTGCCCGCCATAGACCTTCTTGAAGAAGGCGCCCTGATACCGCCGCCCAGCGACCGACACGCCCGAGCGGTTTTGACGCGCTCGCCCGATCCGGCTGGACTCAATGGGGTTGATCCCAAACCAGAGCTTGCCCTGGCCGTTGCCGTTGATGGGGTAAGCCCGCAGCCGCTGGCGAACCGCCGCAACGGCAATCCGCTCCTTGCTGCTGACAGCGCGCGCAATGTGCGTGCGCAGCCAGCGTAAGGTCTTGTTGATGGCCCGACGCTGAGCAGCGGCTGCGGCTTTAGGCACCAGCGCCGCAAAGTCTTTGAACGCCTGCATATCGGTGGCCGATGGCTGCAGGGTGATCATGCCGCCAGTGGCTGACTGCTTGGTGTAACTGCCGACGCTCATGGGTTGATCCTCAGAATCAAAGTGACCAGACCATCGCCACCCGGCTCAACTCGCACCAGGGTATAGAGCCCCCCGCCATCGTGGGCCGGCAGATCCACCCGGACCTGCTGACGTTCGATCACCCCTTCGGAGTCCGACACACGAATCACCAGGTGCGGCTCACGCAGGCCGGTGTTAATCCGGCCGAGCTTGGGCTGTAACCAGGGGGCTGAGAATATCCCCAGCACCTCGCGCCCGTCGATGGTGGCCGTGTCACCCAGCGCCTCAAACACCGCGTCGTCAACGCCGGCCATCAGATCGCGAATACCCACAGCTACATCTCCAGCAGGATCTGCGCCAATGGCCGCGTGCACAGGTGCAGTGGGTTGGACTGAGCTTCGCCGGCAATGCCCTTGTTGAACGGCAGCGGCTCGATCTTGCTGTAGTACGGGATGCCCTGAGTGTTGACCGTTTCCATATAGTCCGCAGGTGCGAAGGACGAGACGTACAGATCCGGGACGCCTTCGGGGATCAGCAGAGCCTTATCGTCGTGGACGAACG